TGATATTTGGTAATTTAGAAAACGTTTTAGAAAATGAGCAATCTATAAACGAAGCTGTAGAGAATAATTTTAATAAGTCTTATGGTAATATTCAAAAGCCAACAAGATGGTCTAAAATATTAACTTCTTTATCTCATTATGGAATGAATTATTCTGAAGATGTATATAAGAACATGGTTGCACTACCAGCAGATAAAGCATTACAACCTAAAGATGACTTTATGTTGCAACAAGTTCTTATGGGTTCAACAATGAATAATTGGAAAGTTAAACCTGAAGAAGATAAATCATTCTCTGAAAAAACATTAGAACAGAAACGTGATGTACTTCGTAAAATGGCTATGCAACCTGAACTTGAAGACATATTAGATATCATGGCTAACGAATCTATTGTTTATGATGATGATGAATCTTATATCTGTACACCATTCTTGGATACTGGACTTATTCAAGATTTAAATGAAAAATCAGCAGAAGAAATTCGTAATGCTATGGATGTTGCATTCTATAAGATTTATCTTTTACTTGAATGGAAGAAATTTGCATGGGATGAATATAAACGTTTCTTAATTGATGGAGTATTAGCTTATGAAATTGTTTATGATAATTTAGAAAATCCTAAAGCTATTATAGGTATAATGGATATTGATCCTGCCACATTAACTAAGAAGATTAAAGATGGTACAACATATTGGATTCAATTTGAAGGAAGAATTGGATTTGAACGTACATTATTGGATTCTCAAATTATTTATATTAAATATGAAGATTCGGGTGTAAGTACTAGACAATCATATCTTGAACGTCTTATAAGACCATTTAATTTATATCGTATTGTTGAACAAGCTCAAGTTATTTGGACAGTTACACAATCATCATTTAAAACTTTATTTACAATTCCTGTCGGTACAATGAATCGTACAAAAGGTATGCAGACATTAGCACAGACAATGAATCGTTATAAAGAAGACATATCATTTAATACAGAAACAGGTGAACTTAGGATTAATGGTAAAATGAATATGCCATTTAATAAAGAATACTGGTTACCTGAAAATGAAAATGGTCGTCCTGAAATAGAAACACTTGTAGATAATGGACCTATGCTTAATGATTCAGATCAAATTAGATATTTTGAATCTAAACTTTGGAAGATGTCTAAAATACCTGCAAATAGATTTGACAAAGAAGCACAATCAACATGGTTTGGTAATGATCCAACACAAGCATTACGTGATGAAATTGATTTCTCAAGATTTGTTACTAGACTTCGTAATACATTTGCTGAAATAATGTTAAAACCATTACGTATTCAGTTGACACTTTCAGTACCAGATATTAAGAATGATAAACGTATATTAGATTCTATATCCCTTCGTTGGAATAGTTATAACTTGTTTGAAGAACAAATGAATATTGAAGTTATGACTCGTCGTGTAGAATTCATTGGTACTATGAAAGACAGTTTAGCAACAACTGATGCAGAAGGTAATGAAGAATCATTCTTCTCACTTAAGTTCTTAATTATGAAGTATCTTAAGATGTCTGATGCTGATCTTGAACTTAATGAAAAATATAAGTTAGAAGAAAAACTTAAAGCAGGTGGAAATGAAGAAGAATCTGAATCTGAAGAAGATACTGGAGAAGAAGAAACTGGTGAAGAAGAAACTGGTGAAGAAGAAGGAGCTGAAAATGACGCATCAGATATAGATTCTGAAATGTTAGGAGATGTTCAACCAGAATCTCCAGAAACAACTCAAGCATAATTATATATATTTATAAAGCATGAAAATAATTTATAATTCAATTATTCCTTTTGAAGGATTTTCTTGTATGAACTTATTTGGAGTATTATTTGCTCGTAATAAGTATAAAGGTAAATTAAAAAAATCAACTGTAAATCATGAATCTATTCATTCTGAACAGTATAAAGATTTAGGATATATATTATTCTTACCATTATATTTATTAGAATGGATAATTAAAATTCCATTTGGTTGGTTTTATAAAAAGAAACAATATGGAAGAACTATTTCAAAAGTTGCTTATCGTTCAATATCACTTGAACAAGAAGCATATTATAATACATATGATTATGAATATTTAAATAAACGCAAAAGATATACTTGGGTTAAATATATATTTACAATGTTTGATCCTGAAAAGGTAATACCTAGTACAGGTCCTGAAGAATATGTAAAACCTGAAGATATATAATATATAAATTAGATATATATGGGTGAGTTAATAGATTATTATGTTATATTAGGGGTTGTTCTTTATGACAACGACCCATTACATATAGGTAGAATTAAATGTGTAATTCCTGGAGTTATACATTCAGATACTACTGAAGAAGAAGCTATGCCTTGGGTTCGTTGTTTTAAAATGGGTGCTTTTCAAACTTTTAGTCGTCCTATTAAAGGTCAAAAGGTATGGATTCTTATTTCAAAAACAAATTATAATGAATATTGGTGGTTTCCATACTTTGAAACATTAGATATAACACAAGCATTCTTAGATGAACATTATGATGATAATCCAGATGTTTTTCATTCTCGTCATTCATCTAATGGAGATGTTATGTCAACATATGATGATCAACAAGGTTATTTTACAAAAATTGGTGAAGATCATATAAATTTAAAACCTAATAAAGAATTTGAATTAGATACTAATAATTGTAGAATTTGTATAGTTGGAGACACTGTTTATATTGGAGATAAAGATAAAGATTCAAAAGAACCTACAATTATGGGTAATCAGTTTAATGAATGGAGAGCTAAAATGCAAAGTCTTTTTCAAAAATTAGAAGAAGCTACATTAAAACAAGCAGATAAAACAGGACATTTAACTGAACCAGTTAGAAAAATTAAAGAAGCATTTAAAAAATCAGATGAAGATTTAACAACTAAAAAAACAATGGTAAATTAATTAAATGGAAATTAATAGTGCACTTGCAGGATTAGTAAATAGAAATGATGTTAATAAGGGTACTTCATTTTTAAGTGGGGCAGCAACATCAGCAATATCAACCGCTGGTAAAAATGCTGTTGCTGATGTTAAAAATGTTACAAAAAATGCAGTATATGAAGTTGAAACACAATTTATAACTACCAATGAATTACAAAGTATAGCTGCATCAATGTTAAGTGTAGCTATTGGAGAAATTAGTAATGAAACTGGTCAGTTAATTGGAGAATATAGTGGTAAAAGCGCTTCATTAGTTGGGTCTATTCCAGGAAAAATTGCTCAAGCTGCTACAGATAAGTTTAATGAACCAGGTATTAAATTAAGTGTTTCTGATGTATTGGATGAATTAACAAAAAATGTTGAAGATATAACTAAAGAACAAAACGAAAAGAATGAAGAAGAATTTAAGAATAATAAAATCAATGAAGCAAAAGAAAATATAGCTAAAGGTATTACAACAGCAAAGAAATTTGTTGAAGATTCAATAACGGAATTAAACAAAGTTGTAGAGTATGCATTAGAAGGTTCTGAATGGGTAGCTACAGAAATGACAAAAAGAATAGAAACAACCAAACAAAATGTTAAGAAAAGTTTAGATGAACAATATTCAAAAATTGAAAAAAGTGTTAATGATTTCTGTAAAGGAGAAGGTGATAAAATAGGAATGAAAATGGCTGAATTATACAATAATAATATTAATAAAGCTGCTCATAAAATAAAAGATGCTAAAGATACTGCTGTATCTAAGACAGTCATTAAAGCAAAATCAGCTACACAGAAAGCTAACTTAAAATTAATGAGTATGACAGGTATTAATTTACCAATGTAATTATAAATTATGAGTAAAGAATTTGAATATGAATTCAATCCGATTAAAGATCAGGTTGGTGGTAAAGAAGCAGAAAAAGTTATATGGTCGACTGCGGTTATTAATAAAGCTTTAGAAGGAATACAACAAGGACAACCACTTAAAGCTAGTCCTTTTTTGAACAAAAATACTAAATTATTAAAACCTGAATTAGTTCGTAAATATACACAAGAAGAAATTGAAGATTATAAGAAATGTGCATTAGATCCAATTTATTTTGCATCTAAATGTTATCTTAAGACTCCAGAAGGATTAAAACCTTGTGTTCTTAGAGATTATCAGGTTGATTATATAAGACATTTACAGAAAAATCGTTTTTCAATATTCCTTTCTTGTAGACAAAGCGGAAAGTCAACTACAACAGCTATATATTGTCTTTGGGTAATATTATTTAATTCAGATAAAGCAGGTCTTATTCTTTCTAAATCTGGTCCTGCAGGTTTAGATTTGATTAAAAAAATTAAAGATATGTATTTGTATTTACCATATCACTTAAAGATTGGTACTATGAAATGGAATCAATCTGAAATTTCATTTGATAATAATTCTTCAATTTCAACTGAATCATTTTCACCAACTGCAGGTCTTGGTAAAACAATTAACTTCCTTATTCTTGATGAGTTTGCATGGTGTCCACCTAATGATGTAGAATTATTCTATAACAACATTATACCTACTGTAACTACAATTACTGACTCAAATGTTTGTATAATGTCAACACAAAATGGATTTAATTTGTTTTATAAACTTTGGAAAGGCGCTATTGAAAAGACAAATATATATGCTCCATTTAAAGTTGATTGGAATCAGGTACCTCAATTTAATCCTGAAACAAAAACATGGGAAAAAAGAACAAATCAATGGAAAGAAGAAATGATAGGAGTTTTAGGTTCTGTTGAAGCTTTCTATTATCAGTATGGTACTCAGTTCTCTGCTTCAGATAAATGTTTAGTATCTCGTGAACGTATTGCTTTATTAAGAGATGATTCAATATTATTTGAACCGCGTACAGAAGAAATCAATAATATATATAATCTATTTCTTAATCACCCAGAATGTTTAAAATGGGATCCAGATTTTGATTTAGAATTAATTAAGAATTCATTCTTTTTGATAACTGTTGATTTAGCAGAAGGTTTCGGTGGAGACTCAACAGTATTTGATATATTCTTAATAGATAGAAAAGATTATTTTAAACATGTTGGTTATTGGAAATCTAATGAAGTTGATTTAGAACATTCATCATTGGAATTCTGGTTATTAATGGGGCAACTATTTAATGGTGAAAACTGTATATGGTCATTAGAATGGAATACTTATGGAGCATTATTCTATAGATTATTATTAGATTATAATGAAACAGATTTTGACCCATCATCAACATATAGATTTAATATATGTCCTGAATTAGAAATGTCTAATTTTGTTACATATAGAAAAACAGCATTAGATGAACAAATAATTGGTAGAGGTTCTTCTTCTTCTCATTATATTCCTGGTATTAAATTCACATCAGGAAATAAAGGTACAGCGTGTTCTATGTTAAAAACATTATTTGAAAAAGGACAAATAACAACTCGAGATATAGTTACATTAGGAGAATTAGAAAACTTTGAAGATAAAAATGGTAATGGTACTTATAAAGCTACATACGGTCATGACGATATTATTATGACATTTGTTCAAGTACCTATGGTAATGCAGACAACAAAATATAAAAACTTATTAGAAGATATTGAAGAATCTAGAATATTAGGAGTAGTTAATTCAAAATGGAATAATCATAATGAACAACAAGATACAACAGATCCTTATGGATTATTAAGTTTTGGTGGAGAATCAATGTTTAC